CATCCAGCTATGTACGCTGCTAAGAAGATGGAAAAGAAGATTCATGACCAGCTGGAGGAGTCTAACGCCTCTAAGAAGCTACGTACAGCAGCATTTGAGTGTGCTTTGTTCGGTACAGGCATCATGAAGGGCCCATTTGCTGTAGATAAAGAGTATCCGAACTGGGATGACGAGGGTAACTACAAGCCTCGCATCAAAACTATCCCATCGTGTGACTCTGTGTCCGTATGGAACTTCTATCCAGACCCAGACGCTAACAACATGGACGAAGCTGAGTACGTAGTCGAGCGTCACAAGATGTCTCGCTCACAGATGCGTGCTCTTAAGCGTCGTCCCTTCTTCCGTAACAACTCTATCGACCTCGCTTTGACGTACGGTGAGTCCTACACTAAAGAGTGGTGGGAACAGGCTATGGAAGACGACTCACAGGAGACTCAGACAGAGCGTTACGAAGTTCTGGAGTTCTGGGGCTTTGTAGATCGTGAGATCCTTGAGGATCATGACGTAGACATCCCTCGTGAACTACGTAAGGCTGACCAGCTTAACGTAAACATCTGGGTATGTAACGGTCAAGTCCTTCGTTTGGTTATGAACCCATTTAACCCACAGATCATTCCGTACTACGCAGTACCATACGAAGTAAACCCTTACTCCTTCTTCGGTGTAGGACTCGCTGAGAACATGGACGATACACAGACACTCATGAACGGCTTCATGCGTATGGCTGTTGACAATGCTGCACTCTCAGGTAACCTTATCCTTGAGGTAGACGAGAACAACCTAGTTCCTGGTCAAGACCTAGAGATTTACCCTGGCAAGGTCTTCCGCCGTAGTGGTGGTGCCCCAGGTCAAGCTATCTTCGGTACATCCTTCCCTAACGTGTCTAACGAGAACATGCAGATGTTTGATAAGGCTCGTGTACTAGCTGATGAGTCTACTGGTCTACCTAGCTTCTCGCATGGTCAGACTGGTGTATCAGGTGTTGGTCGTACTGCCTCAGGCATCTCTATGCTCATGTCAGCTGCTAACGGTTCTATCCGTACAGTTATCAAGAACGTAGATGATTACTTGCTTGGGCCTATCGGTAAAGCCTTCTTCTCATTCAACATGCAGTTCGATCATGACCCAGAGATCAAGGGTGACCTAGAAGTCAAAGCTCGTGGTACATCTTCTCTTATGGCTAACGAAGTACGTAGTCAACGTCTTCTTCAGTTCTTGCAGGTTGTACAGAACCCAGCCTTGGCTCCATTTGCTAAGATGGACTTCATCATCCGTGAGATCGCTGAGTCTATGGACCTCGACCCAGACAAGGTAGCTAACTCTATTGGTGAAGCTGCTGTACAGGCTGAGATCCTCAAGAAGTTCCAAGAGCAGAACCCTCCTCCTCCTGCTGCTCCTGCTGCTGATCCTAACGCTGCCCCAGCTGCACCTACTGGTGGAGCACAGGCTGGGGGTATGGGTACAGGCTCTGCTCCAGTCCCAGGAGAACAAGGATTCTCAGGTAACACAGGCGGTGGTATGCCACCTGAAGGGCTCTGAGAGCCACAGAGAGGGCTCCTAGAGGGCCTTCTCGCTCAAAGGTAGGCTAGGGTAGCCAAAAGGTACACAGAGGCCTCTCAGCCTCCTTAGAGAGAAGTACAATGCAAATCAAAAGACTAGTAAATGATAAGATACTCTGGGACTCCTTCTTAGAAGAAGTAGATACACGTATCGTCTTTGCTCAAAAACAACTAGAGCAGCGGATTGAACCTGCTGAACTACACCGCATACAAGGTGAAATCAAAGCATTACGTAGCCTTAAACAGCTGCGTGATAAAGTTAATGGCGCTAGAACGGAGATGATCTAGATGGATAAGATGTATAAAGAAGGTGGCCTAGCCACAGACGGTATGGACATTGATCCTATCTCAGGTAATGAGATCCCTACTGGGTCCAATGCTGCAGACGTACGGGATGACGTAGATGCTAAGCTATCTGAAGGTGAGTACGTAGTACCTGCTGACGTAGTAAAGTACTTCGGTGTCTCCTACTTTGAGAAGCTCCGTAACAAGGCTAAAGAAGGTCTTGAAGAGATGCAAGAAGATGGTCGTGTAGGTGGTGATCCTGTTGAAGAGGACATGGAAGAGATGGAAGAAGAGTACACCCTCGGTGGTGACTTGGCTTCTCTTGATGGTTACGCAACTGGTGGCCTCGTAGAGGGCATGGACGTAGACGGTATCATCGATCGAGTCAAAGCTGCTGCAGCGCAGGACCCATCTATCACTAACATGCTTAAGGCTAAAGGTATCTTTGTACAAGAGCCACAACCACAGGGTACAATGCAACAGGCAGCTATGGCTGGTGGTGCTGTTCCAACTCAAGCTGCACCTCCAGCTATTGAAGGCCAAGACATGCCAACAGCCTTTGCTGAAGGTGGTATGGTCTACGGAGAAGGTGAGTACAATCCAGCTAACTACAAGAGTGGGTACAACCCTTACGACCACACACCTGGCTTCTCTATCGAGTCTGGTGTAACTGGTCAAGCTCCTGGTACAGAAACAGCTGCTGTAGCACCACAGTGCCCTCCTGGTTACCGCTGGGACGCAGTCACAAGTGCTTGTGTGCCTGTTTCTAACTACGGTGGTTTAGGTGGTGGTGGTGGTGCCCCTACCCAAGGACGGTCTGATCGGTCTCCTGCCCCTGAGTATGCTGGTAACCCTAACGCTTGGATGGATAAGTACGACTACAAAGACCCAGAGAATCTGTTCAATCAGTCTATGGAGAAACTAGGTGTTCGTAAGGAAGGCGCTGCTGAAGAAGAAGAGCAGAGCTGGCTTGGGTCACTTGGTGATGCAGCCAAAGGTCTACTCAGCGGTGGCCTAGCTGGTGGTCTTATCGGTAAGTTCACAGCTACACGCAATGCTGCTGAGACAATGGCTAATGCTGACGCACTCGAAGCTATGGGCCGTAAAGACTTGGCAGATCAGCTTAGAGCCCAGAATGGAACCTATGTAAAGGACTCAGGTATTAGTCTTGTTCCTGAGTTTATGCGTGACGGGGATCAACTATACGGTGCAGTTAAGAAAGAGTACGGAGCTGACTGGAGTACTGACCCTACTCAACGTGCTGCTGCTCCATCTTCTTCCTCTAAAACTGGCTTAGCAAGTAGACCTGCCTCTAGTTCTAGTTCTAACTCTAAGTCTAGTTCGTCTGATGGCGGTAAGAATGATGCAGCGGACCGTGCACGAGCTAATGCAGCTACAAACAAAGCAGCTACACAACAGAAGGCCAACCAAGTAAGTACTCCAACTTCTGCGTCTAAAGCGAAGAGTATGAACGCAGCCCGTAATGCTGGGGTTAGCGCTAAGACAGCTTCGAAGCTTTCTGGTAGTCAGATGAAAGCAGGAACAGAGGTAGGTTCGGGTTCGGGTGGAGGCACTCGGGTAGGGCCGCAGAATAGGGGCGGTCTTATCCAGCCTCGCAAGAAGAAGAAGTAATACAACTCCTACAATAAATAATAAGGCTACTCAGCATAACGCTGGCCCCAACACAAAGGAAATACAATGTCTATCAACACAATGGCAACTAACGCAACCCCTGATACAGCTAGTTTCTCAGGACGTGGTTCCAACTACTCAGCTAAGCAAGCTCGCCTAGACAAGGATGAGAAGGAACTGGAAGAGTTGATGAAGGGTCGTACTAACGTATCTAAAGACACGGAAGAGGTCGATGATACTGAGGAGGAAGAGGACGTAGTCGAAGCTGAGCCTCAAGTAGAAGAGGATGAAGAAGACGACTCCAAGCTAAGCCGTGAGGAGAAGTCCTTCAAGAAGCGGTACGGTGATCTTCGTCGTCATATGGCTGAGAAGGAGAAGGAGTGGAAAGAGAAGCTTGACGTAGCCTCTACTGTTCAATCCGATTCTATCCGTGCCCCTAAGTCAGACGAAGACATCGAGGCTTGGGCCCGTAAGTACCCTGACGTAGCTGCCATTGTGGAGACCATCGCTGACAAGAAGGCCTCTGAGCGCTTTGCTGCAGCTGAGGGACGCTTCAAGGAGCTCGACGAGGCTAAGTATGAGGCTACTCGTACTAAGGCTGAGACAAACATCCGTAAGGCACATGCTGACTTCGATGAGCTACGTGAGGCTGATAAGTTCCATGACTGGGTTGAAGAGCAACCTAAGTGGGTACGTGATGCTCTCTATGAGAACTCAGACGATGCTGACAGTGTTATCCGTGTACTTGACCTCTACAAAGTAGACAATGGTCTTACACCTTCAGATAAGAAGGCTCGTGCTAAGGATGCAGCTAAGACTGTATCTAAGGGAAGCCGTACATCTGTTGACTCTAACGACTCAGGTTCAACCATCAAGGAATCTGATGTAGCTAAGATGTCAGATAAACAATTCGAGGATCGCTATGATGCTATCCAAGAAGCAATGGCTTCAGGTAAGTTCGTTTACGACGTATCTGGTAAAGCTCGCTAATACCTCTATACTCGATATTAAGCCTTGACAGCAGGTATCGAGTATGGTATAACTTTAGAGGTCTAATAGCCCCTTTCAGTAGGATACCTGTTAGACCCCTACAGTAGACCCCTTTGGGTCCATTACTGAACGCTAATAATCAACACAAAGACCTACCTAATTAAGTATAGGCCCGATCTACTCTAGCTGGCAAGCGAAGGTAGGTTGCACCCTAGAAACGATTAGCCTCTTAGAATGATTGTTTAGGTTCTCTTAACTGAGACACACCCTTCCCTTTAATCAATACTATACGTGTGTCTTGTCTTATCAAGCCAAACATCTTTGGAGGATATTCAAATGGCTTTTCAATCTGCAGCCGGTCACGGCAACCTACCTAACGGCAACTTCTCTTCGGTTATCTACTCTAAGAAAGTACAACTTGCTTTCCGTAAGAAATCGATCTGCAACGACATCACTAACTCCGACTACTTCGGTGAGATCGCTTCCCAAGGCGATACTGTTAAGATCATCAAAGAGCCTGAAATCTCTGTATCCAGCTATGCTCGTGGTACACAGATCGCTGCTCAAGATCTTGATGACGAAGACTTCTCCCTGACAATCGACAAAGCTAACTACTTCGCTTTCAAGATCGACGACATTGAAGAGGCTCACAGCCACGTTAACTTCATGGACCTTGCAACCAACCGTGCGGCTTACCGCTTGGCTGACCAGCTTGACCAAGAAGTTCTGGGTTACCTCTCAGGTTACAAGCAGTCTGCTTTGCACACAGCTGGTGACACTGTTAACGATCAGGTAAACGGTACTGTTGCTGTTTCGACTGCTGGTACAGACGAATTGCTGACTTCCATGAAGCTCATCAAGGGTTCTTTCGGTAACATCACAACTGGCTCCGCTGGCGATCACTCGATCCCTGTTGCTGCTCGTTTGCCTGGTGCGACTGCTCTGCCAACAGCTTACGCTTCTCCTGTCATGCTTATCAACCGTATGGGTCGTTTGCTCGACCAGCAGAACGTTGACAAAGATGGCCGTTGGTTGGTAATCGATCCAGTCATGCTGGAAGTCCTGATGGACGAAGACTCCCGCTTCTTGAACGCTGACTTCGGCGATTCTGGTGGTCTCCGTAACGGTCTGGTTATGAACAAGTGGAACGGCTTCCGCGTGTATGTATCCAACAACCTTCCACAGGTCGGCGGTGGTGCTGCCACTACTGGTACTGATAACCAGAACACTGACTATGGTGTTATCGTTGGTGGCCATGACTCCGCTGTAGCTTCTGCTGAGCAGATCAACAAGACTGAGACTTACCGTGACCCTGACAGCTTTGCTGACATCGTTCGTGGTATGCACCTCTACGGTCGTAAGATCCTTCGTCCAGAAGCTCTGGTAACTGCAAAGTACAACCTTGCATAAGTGAGCAGGTACCCTGGGAAACTGGGGTACCTATTCCTCTTAGTCATATATCTTGAAAGGATTCTTAAATGGCTCTCTCAACTTCCCTTACGTCTAAGGCCTACATGGTCGAAAAGACGGTTAACCTTGGTACCGCTTCCGGTACTGTTGTAGGCCCAGCCGTTGGCGCTGGTACTCTTGTTCTTGCTGCTGGTGTAGAAGTCATCACAGCAGTCCT